GATTTTGTACAAGTTGACTTAATGGAGGAGGATCTGATTTCATTGACTCAAGTTATTCAAGACGTAAAAAGCATAGACAAAGTATTTACAGACTTTAGCAAGACCTTTAATCTTCCTGCTAGTAAAACAAATAATAAGCTGTTTCAATATTGGTACAATCCAGATATTGAAGGTTTTGACAACCAGGTCATGTCTAATGCTAGAATAGAGCTGAATCACTTTGCATTTAAAGAAGGCAAGATTAGACTTGAAAGTGTAGTTATGAGAAATGGCCAGCCTTCACTTTACAAGATCACATTCTTTGGAAATACAGTAAAGCTAAATGATTTAATAAATGATGACGAACTTTTAACACTTGAATGGCTTAATAACTTTAATCATGAATTTTCAAATGCTAATGTAAAAAACGGGTTTGAATTTGGATTAAATTTCACTGTTGACTCTGTTTCTTATGCAGATGCTATTATATACCCGTTAATTGCACACAGTCAGCAGTACATTTATGATGCAACTAACAACACAAATAGCGGACTAAATATCAGTACAAACACTACAGAACAAACTAAGAGGGGAGTATTTGCTGAAGATTTAAAGCCTGCTATATTAGTAAAACACATTATAAAAGCAATAGAACAAAGATATTCATTGACTTTTAAGTCAGGTGAATTTTTTGACAGCACACATGTCTCTAATTTATACATGTGGTTACATAGGCAAAAAGGTAAAATGCTTGCACCTCACTTAAAGCTTGTTAATAATGAGACTTTCACCTGTAACTCAGGTTTAACTTGTAATCATTTTTCAGACACAACATCATACTTTTATTTTCAGAATGGGACTTATGTATTTAGAGACAACAATACAAATGTAATTCCTGAAGGCTTTGTTTTTGAAACACAAGTCACTCCTACAGTAAGCTCTACAGTTTACACATTAGAAATATTTAACTCAGCAACTGGTGAAGTAGTAGCAAGTAAAAAAGACATCACAGGCACTAATTCAATTTCAATAGGATATGGAGTCAACACTGTAAATGTAATTACACCTAATGACGATTTTAGTTTAAGTACTAGAGTCACATCAAACACTACAGTGCAGTTCGGTGTAGAGATTGACATTCAGCACGAAGTTTTTAACAGTTCTACTCAAAGCAATGATATTTTTCAAGCTAACTACACTTCAGATTCTTCAACTATAACAACAACCGCAGAAATCAATATCACAGATCATTTGCCTAAAATGAAAATACTTGATTTATTGAATGGTTTGTTTACGATGTTCAACTTAACCTCTTTTGTAAATTTTGAAGGTGAGATAGTAGTTCAAAGATTAGATGACTTTTTTGCTAGTGGGCAGACTCTTGATCTAACAGAATACATCAAAACAGATGAGCATGTAGTGAATAAAACTCTACCATTTAGTGAAGTAGACTTAGAATATGTAGAACCAAAAAGCATACTAGCACAAAGATTCTTAAATACTAATAATAGAAAGTATGGAGAAGTTGAATACAAAGGAGATGCAAAAGACAAAAACATCTATAAAGTCACAGCACCTTTTGAACATATGCTTTACAGTAGACTTAGCGATCTGACTTCAAATGCTTTTACGGATATTCAAACAGGCTGTTTTTTAGATGAAGAACTTAACCCTAGTATTGGACAGCCGCTTTTATTTTATGGTGTTTATAGAACAGGTATAAGTACAGGCATAAATTTTGCCTATTGTACTAGACCCGACACTTACGGAGCTTTAGCAAGCAACCCAGCTTTAAATTTTACATTGACAGCTTACTGGATGCCTCACCATGCTAATGAATTAGGAAGTGCATCTACAGCTCCTACATTTAATTTGAACTTTGGGAGTGAAATAGATACCTATAACTTAACTGACTATAGTGGTAACAATAATAGTTTATTTCAAAAAAACTATGAAAACTACATCACTAGAGTATTTAATAAAAAAACAAGGCTATTTAATTACAAGGCTATACTGCCTTTAAAAATATTACTACAGCTTTCACTTGATGACAAGGTAATAGTAGGCACTAGACTTTTTACAATTAATAGCATGACCACTAAATTACAAAGCGGAGAAACAGAATTTGAACTTTTAAACGAAGCACCATGATAAAAGTACTTATAGAAGGTTTAGAGTTTTGTAAAGAGAATTATGTGTTTGATAAATATATAAATATAGCTATAGGTAGAAACAAACTAGCACAGACATTTAAAGAAGGAGAGATTCAAAGAAATATAAAAGATTATGAAAGAGTTCGAAGTTGAAATAAATATAGACACTAAAGGGGCTATTAATTCAATCGGTGGGTTAGAGGATCAAATTTCTGATTTACAAGAAAGGTTAAAAAAGGAGAAGATAGGTAGTGAAGAGTTTAAAGCACTTTCAAAAGAATTAATATCCGCACAAAAACAACTTAAAAATACTGAGCTTGCTCTTGAAGCATTAGATAGTGAGCAAGTGGCATCTGAGCTTGGTTCTGTTACAGGTGCTGTAGGAGACATCACAGCAGCTTTTGTTTTACTAGGTGGTGAAGATGGAGCAGTAGAAGAAACAGCCCAAAATATAGAACAGGCTATAGGTGTTTCAATGGCTTTTAAAGGTGCTATAGAAGGGGTTCAATCTGGGCTTAAATTATTTAATAACATCATAAAAACATCTACATTTTTACAGAAGGCAAATAACACAGTCAACGCATTAGCTGGAACTGTTATGAAGGCTTTTGGAGCTTCTGTAGATACTACTTCATTTGCTTTTAAAGGTTTAAAAACAGCGATCATAGCAACAGGTATAGGTGCGCTTGTAGTTGGAATAGGTTTACTAATCACAAACTTTGACAAGTTATCTAAAGCTATAAGAGGCACATCAGATAGTCAAGAGGCTATGAATGAAGCATCTAAGTTAGCGGTGGAGAACATGGCTGAAGAAGTAAGTGCTGCTGATAGATTAAATAGAATTTTAAAAGATGAAACAATCTCAAGAGATGACAAAACAAAAGCAGTTAAAGAACTACAAGAAAAATATCCTGGTTTACTTTCAAATGTAGATGCTGAAAAAGATGGTATTGAAAAAATAAATAAAGCCTTACTATTAAACGTAAAACTACTCAAATTAAAAGCTCAACAGGATGCTATTGCTGAACTGAGGGCAGAGAAATTTAAAGACATTTTAAATGCTCAGGTGGATGCGCAGACAGGTGCTAATGTTAGCCTTTTAGAAGAAGTAACGGCTTTTGCATTGTCTTCAGATGCTAAGACAGTAGGAACAGCAAAAACATTGTCTGCAATAGATGCTACAAGAAAACAAATAAACGTTCTTGATGAGTTAGACTCTAAGCTAGAAAAACAAATTCAAAACCTTATTGAAGAAGGGGCTGTTGTAGAAGAAAATGCAGAAGCTGGTAAAATAGCCGCAAAAGAAAAAGAGGAACAAACTAACGATTTAATAAAACTTTTAGAGCGTGAATTACAAATAGTAAGCGACAGGGAAGCAACTAGTGAGAGGGAAGTAGCACAGCGAAATGATGAAGTTGCTGCAATAAATAAAAAAATAACAGCTTTAAGAGAACTTAGTCTTGTAGAGTCTGATGCTGAAAAGTTTGCTCAAATGCAAATTCCTAGAATGCAAACAAGGGCAGCCCAAACAATTGAAACAGAAAACACAGTCACAGCTAACTTAAAAAAGCAAACACCAATCAGACAAAGGAACTATGATCAAGAGTATGACTCTTTTGAAAGATTACAAGACTTAAAGGTAGAAGCAGCAATCACAGGCTTTAATACTATTGCATCACTAGCTAGAACATTTGCTGGTGAAAGCGAACAGCAACAACGTAAAGCATTTAAAATTGAAAAGGCTGCCAATATAGCTTCTGCTTTAGTAACTACATTTAACAGTGCTAACAAAGCCTATTTATCACAGTTTGTCCCTGTGCCTGATCCTTCTTCACCAATTAGAGGGGGAATAGCTGCTGGAATAGCAACAGCAACAGGGTTAGCAAATGTAGCTTCTATAGCAGCTCAGAAATTTCAAGCACCTTCTAAGACTACTTCTCCAGCACCTTCAGGCAGTATTTCAGGAGGTGGTTTAGAATCACAAGCACCACAGTTTAATATAGTAGGTCAGTCAGGTTTTAACCAAGTGGCGCAGGCAATAGGCCAACAGCAACCCGTTCAGGCATTTGTAGTAGCGCAAGACGTAACAACAGCACAGCAATTAGAAAACAACATAATTTCTACTGCAACAGTAGGAGGATAAAACAAATAAAAATGGAAATAGTAGAATTAATATTAGATGAAGAAAATGAAGAAATGACAGGAATAGAGGCAGTTTCTATTGTAGAAAGCCCAGCAATTCAATCAGACTTCATAGCCTTAGCAGATCAAGAGATTAAATTAGCTAAGGTAGATGACGAGAAGCGAATCGTTATGGGTGCTGCTCTTATACCTAACAAACCCATATTTAGAAAACGAAACGAGACTATGTTCTATGTATACTTTTCAAAAGATACTGTTAGAAGGGCTAGTGAGTTGTTTTTTCAAAATGGTAACCAAAGCAATGCTACACTAGAGCATCAGATGAAAGCTAATGGCCTTACTGTTGTAGAATCATGGATAGTAGAAGGTGAGCAAGATAAAAGCCGTATGTATGGCTTAGATGCACCTGTAGGCTCTTGGGTAATATCTATGAAGGTAGAAGATGACGAAATATGGAACGATATTAAAGAAGGCAAGAAATATAACGGTTTTTCTATTGAAGGCTACTTTGCTGACCGCGCTCAGATAAAAAGAGACAGCACGCAGCAGGAAATGGAAGCTATTTTAGAAAGCGAAGCTGAATATATGCTAAGTAATATCAAGGCTATTATAAAAAAAGACGGAAGAACAAAGTCAGGAAATAAGTTAGTTTTAGAGTCTTACTCTGATTATCCAGATTCAGTTAAAAACAATGCTAAAAGAGGCAGAGATTTAAACGAAAAAGTTAACAATAAATGTGCAACGGACGTAGGCAAAATAAGATCAAAGACGTTGTCAGATGGTAAGCCCATCTCTTTATCCACTTTAAAACGCATGTATAGCTTTTTAAGTAGGGCTGCTGAATATTATGACGAAGGAGATACCAAAGCCTGTGGAACCATTAGCTATTTACTATGGGGAGGCAAGGCAGCTCTAAGATGGTCAGAAAGCAAATTAAAAGAACTTGGAGAGATTAACCTATCTTCTATGGTTATCAATGATGACCTTGCTATCATAGATGACAGGCTTGCTTATAGCACACAAGAAAAGGCAGAAGAAATGGCTAAGAATATAGGCTGTGAAGGATTTCATGTGCACGAGTACGAGGGTAAAGAATGGTTTATGCCATGTGAAACACATGAGCTTAAAAAATACAAATGTCCTGAAGGATATGTCAAGGACTATCAAAAGCACAAATGCGTTAAAAAAAAAAGTAAGTATGCTGAAATAGGGCCAAGAGGCGGGATAAAGAAATCGCCTAAAGCACCAGCTTCAGGAACACCAAACCCAAATCCAAAAGGCAAAGGCACAGCTAAAGGAGATGCTTCAACTAGCAGAGGTGCTAAGGTAAGTAAGAAGGACGAAGCAACACTACAAAAAAAGGCAGATGACTTTAATGAGAGATACAAAAAAAAGTTAGGTTATGGTGTAACTATAGGCCAACTTAAATCTGTATTTCAACGTGGGTTAGGAGCTTTTAACGTTTCTCATTCACCTAGAATAAAATCACCTACAGCTTGGGCGCAAGCTAGAGTTAATGCCTATTTGTATTTAGTTAGAAATGGTAGGCCACAAAACGCTAAATACACAGGAGACTTTGATCTATTACCCTCTAAACATCCTAAGTCACCAAAAAATAAATAACATGTTTAGAAGAAGAAGAATTAGAAAAAGAAAAGATATACCAGCAGGAAGAATGAGCAGATCCTCAAGGGTAGGAGGTAAAAGGGGCTGCTTATGTCAAGACAACACTTACCACGTTGACTGCTGTGATGGAAGCCTACATGCACAAGGTATAGGAGCAGGCTAAAAAAACTTAATGAAAAAGTATATCAATTTGGGCCTTTATGCAGATTAAAGGTATGAAGGCGCAAGATATACTAAACAAAATTAAGGAAGTAGTTGGTATCGAGCTATCTGAAGAAGTAGCTATACAACTTGAAGAAATCAAACTTGAAAATGGAACTGTTCTAGTTTCAGAGGCTTTTGAAGAAGGCCAATCAGTATTTATTAAAACAGAAGACGAAGAAATTGCTTTACCAGTAGGAGAGTACGAACTAGAAGACGGTAGATCTCTAATGGTAAAAGAAGAAGGCTTAATTGATAAAATCATGGATAAAGTAGAAGAAAAAAAGGAAGTCGAAGCTGCTGAGGAAACAGTAGAGACTCAAATGGAAGAACACGAGGACAAAAAAGAAGAAAAAGAAGAAATGAAGTATGTCACTCGTGAAGAATTTGCTAAGGCTGTTGAAGAAATCAAAGGAATGATTGAAGCGATGGATCATGGTAAGAAAAAAGAAGATATGAGCGAAGTAGAGGAAATAGAAGAAGCTGAAAAAATAGAAACAGAATTATCTGCGGAAGCTGCTGAACCTATTAAACACAATCCTGAAGCAGAAGCTAAAAGCACAGGATGGTTTAAAAGCAATTACTACCCGAACACTATACAGAACAGAATTTACGAACAACTTAACAAATAAAAACAAATACAAATGGCAACAAGTCTAACAACATCTTACGCTGGTGAGTATAAAGATAAGATGATAGCATCTGCTCTTTTGAGCGGTAGAACATTGGCTAATGGTGGGTTAACAGTTTACCCAAATGTAGCTTTTAAAGAAGTAATTAAAAGAATTGATCTAGGTGGCGATCTTATAACAGCAGGAGCATGTGACTATGCAGATGCTGGTACAGTAACTATTGACGAGGCAGTACTTGAAGTAAAAGAATTCCAAATAAATAAGACGGAATGTAAAAAAACTTTTTCTCAAGATTGGATTGCAGCTCAAATGGGTTACTCAATGAACAACCAAGTTCTACCTAAGAGCTATTCTGATTTTATTGTACAACAGTACATTGCAAAAATTGCAGAAAACATTGAAAACCAAATTTGGACTGGAAATGGTTCAGGTGGTAACTTAACAGGATTTACAACTACTTATGCTGCTGCTGCATCTTCATTGATGGGTGGTGCTGTTGTAACTGGTACAACTGTAACTGCTGCTAATTGCGTAGACGAGCTTGGAAAAGTGGTTGATCACGTAGCTGCTAACAAAGCTTCATTACTTGACAAGGAAGATTTTCACATTTACGTATCTAACTCGATATATCAAGCATATGTGAGAGCATTAGGTGGTTTCGGAGCTAACGGCTTAGGCGGAAATGGTTATGAAGGTAGAGGAAACAACCAAGACTTAGGAGATGCTTTACTATTTGACGGAATCAAAATATTCAGAGCTCCTGGTTTACCAGCAAATGACATGGTAGGTGCGCAAAAGTCAAACCTATTCTTTGGATGTGGTATTGAAGGCGATATGTCAGAGATCAAGTTAATAGATACTGGAGACACGCTAGGAGACCAGAACGTGAGATTTGTGGCCCGTTTTAAAGCTGGTATTCAAACAGGATTTTTAGGAGAAGTAGCTTACTATACCTAATAAATAAACTAACAATGAGGGCTTGAAATAGCCCTCTTTTAAAATTTAAATTATGGCATGTGATTTAACAGCTGGAAGGAATGTACCATGTAAAGACGTTGTAGGAGGTATTAACGCAGTTTACTTTGTTGACTTTGGAGACTTAGGAACTGTAACCTTAACTTCTGATGAAGTAACTGATGTCTCAGGAACATTCTCAGCCTATAAATATTTAGTGAAAGGTGCTAACTCCTTAGAGCAGGCTGTTACATCTTCACAAGAAAATGGTACAACATTTTTCGAGCAAACATTAACATTGAATTTACAGAAGCTGTCCAAAGAAGATATGGTACAGTTAAAACTTTTAGCTTTTGGCAGACCTCATTGTGTTATTGAAGATAATAACGGGAATTTTCTTTTAGCAGGAAAAGAACATGGTTTATCTGTTTCTGGAGGTAGTATTACCACTGGATCGGCCTTTGGAGAGATGTCAGGAGTATCTTCCTTAACTCTTGTAGGGAGTGAAAAGTTACCAGCTAATTTTATAAGTGGAGCAACACAAGCAGATCCGTTTGCTGGTTGTTCTTCAGCTACAGCTACAATAGTAGTAGGAACAAATAGCTAAAGATGTTTAGTGGGTGCTATGAATAAAGGTACATAGTACGGGGTGTGAAAAGGGTGGATGGATTTAGTTTTTATCCGCCCTTTTTTTTAAAAAATTAAAAATGCAGATTCTAAGTACAACAGGGGGAACTATAAACTTTATACCAAGAGAAGATATAGACGTGAGTAAAACCTACACTATTACTATCTTCTCAGAAAATGAAAATAAGGTTCACCACAATGACACTAATCCAACTATAAACAGCGTAAGGTTTTACAATACTTATGCAACTTCTCAAACTTTTGTAGAGAATGCTTTTTACACTATTGAAGTCACTAATACTACAGATAGCAAGCTAATTTTTAGAGATAAGATTTTTTGTACTAATCAAACAGCTACAGAATTTGAAATATCAAACGGAGTTTTTACAGAGCATAATACAGGTGCTAATGAATACATATACTACAGTTAATGAATAATTTACATTTAATAGAATTAAGCCAATATGAAAGGCCAGTAGTAACTGAAGAAAAAAACAGAGATTGGGTAGGCATAGGCGAAAGCAACGACTATTATCAAGAGCTGATCGACTGTTTTATGGATAGCACTACTAATAAAGCTGTGATTACTGGTATAGCTCAACAGATTTATGGTAGGGGCTTAGAGGCTACAGATGCAAGTAAAAAGCCAGAGCAGTTTGCAGAAATGAAAAGACTGCTTAGAAACGACTGTATGCGCAAGATATGCCTAGACCTTAAGATGCTAGGAGAAGCTGCCTTACAAGTAAGCTATGTGGGTGATAAGGTGGGCAAAGTATCACACTTCCCAAGAGAAACATTAAGAGCTGAGAAATGTGATGAAAATGGAGACATCAATAACTATTATTATGCTCCTGACTGGACTAAGGTAACAGATGCTACAGAGCTAAAGAAAATACCTGTATTTGGAACTAAGGGAACAGGAAACGAAATAAAAATAATTAGAAGATATACAACGGGCTTTTTTTACTACAGTCCTGCTGATTATTCTACTTCCTATTCCATATTAGAATCCGAAGTAGCAGACTTTTTGATCAATGATGCACAGAACTCTTTTTCAGGCACTAAAGTGATCAATTTCAATAGTGGCATACCTAGTGAAGAAAAAATGCAACAGATCAAGTCTCAGGTCATGAATAAGATGACAGGTGCAAACGGAGACAAGGTTATCATAGCATTTAATCATGATCAGAACCAAAAGACTACTGTTGACAATATTCCTCTAGATGACGCTCCAGAACACTACTCTTTTTTAAGCGAGGAGTGTAGTAAAAAAATCATGCTTACACACAGAGTGACATCTCCACTTCTTATCGGCCTCAGAGATATGTCAGGAGGTGGCTTAGGTTCTAATGCTGATGAAATACAAAACGCTCAAAGACTATTCACAAACACCACTATAAAGCCTTATCAAGATTTAATCATTGATTGCTTAGATGACATTTTAGCTGTCAATGAAATCTCTTTAAATCTATACTTCAAGACACTTGATCCACTTGAATTTATGGACGTTGAGAACATAGACAACGAAGAAGTAAAAGAAGAAGAAACAGGAGTAAAAGAAGAAGATAGTCTTTTTACTCAAATAGAAATGCTTGCATCAAAGAGCCATGATCATGACTTCCCTCATGAAGTTTATGACGCAGTAATAAAAGGGCTAAAAGGTGAAGTAATGAGTGACGAGTGGGAAATAGCAGACATTAGAGACTATAACGAAGAAAACACAAGCACAGAAGATTGGGCTAGTGATGTAATACACTTAGCCAAAGAGCCAAAAGCTAAAACACCTATTTCAAACATACCCGACAAAGGTTCTACCCTTGATAAATCTTATTATGCAGTTAGATACAAATATGATGTAGGAACTGCTAGAGGTAAAGGTGGAAAGTCAAGACCATTTTGTCAGGCTTTAATGGATAGAACTAGACAAGGTGTTGTGTATAGAATAGAGGATATAAACAAGGCTATGGTGGATAAATCACTATTTAAAAAATACAATTTACCAATGCACAACGATCAAACTTTTGATTTGTTCAAATTAAAGGGCGGTAAAAACTGCCGCCATATATGGAGGGAAGTATTGTACAAAATGAAAATACAACCAGCGTTAGAAGGCAAAAAAGGGAGTAGTGATTTAGAGGACTATAAAAAAGTCAAGAAGATACCTAAAACTTATAACCCCACACCAAGAGGCCACAAAAGGGCAGCAGTAGCAGAAAGAACTAGGAGCGACAGGGGAGCGCATCCAGCAAGTAAAAAATAAAGACATGAAAACAATAGAGAGAATATTTAAACATTTAAACGAAGAAAAGGTAGAGTTAAAGGCAGAGAGAATAGAATTAGGTTTAGCACAAGATTTTTTAAAAGAATACAAAAAAGCACAAGTTAAATTTGACGATGGTAGATCAGCTATAGATAGAGCAAGTGAATTAGCAGAAGTAGCTAATAAAACTTATTTGGAAATACAAAAAATTAGTAAAGAATTAGGTGTACCAGTAAATAACAATATAAAAAGATTAGGTGATAATTTAGATTTTTATATAAAAGCTGCCAAAAAATTAAAATAATAAATGGCTAAAGTTTTATTCATACAGAAAAAAGATATTATAGAGTTCACCTCTGCCAATGGTAACGTAGACGTGGACAAACTCCTACCGCATATTTATAGGGCGCAACAGATAGAGTGCCAGAGATTATTAGGTTCTAAGCTCTATGATAAAATAGTAAGTGATATTACAGGAGGTACGCTAACAGGTGAATACTTAACACTTGTAGATACTTACATCAAGCCTATACTTATACACTATGCCATGATGTATGCACTTCCATATTTAAGTGTTACAATCAGCAATGGGGGTGTGTATAGAAACAACCCTGAAAACGCTACAGCTTTAAGTAGTGATGAGATAAACACACTTGTCGAAAAGGAGCGAGATGCAGCTCAGTACTTTTCACAGAGAATGATTGACTTTTTAAATTTTAACGCAACAGCCAACTTCCCAGAATATTATCAGAATGTCAATGAGGATGTATCTCCTGACTATGATGACAATTTTGGTGGCTGGGTAATGACATAAGATATGGCAAACACTATAGGATGGGGTAAAGGAACACAAAACAACTCTAATGGGTGGGGTAAATTTCAAAACACTATTGGAGCTGCTTCTGTATATGCTGTGAGTTATGCTGGTGAGACAGTTATAGAAGGCACTAGTGCTGCATTCTCATACTCTGCTAGTAGTTTTCACCAAGGCGAAGCTGATCCTACTCCAACGATCACAGGAACAACGGGCGGAACATTTTCAGCTACTCCAAGCGGTTTAAGTATTAACACTTCTACAGGTACAATTGATTTAGATAATTCTACTATTCAATCTTATACTATTACTTACACAGTTAGTGGTGTTAGTGCTAACCAAACATTAGCAGTAACTGCTTCCCCATTTATTGCTAATAACTTTTCAATGGAGTTTGATGGGGTAAGTAGTTATGTAAATGCTGGAGATTTGTCTATATTAAGTGGAGCAACTGCTGTAAGTGTTTCTTTGTGGTTTAATAGAGATACTACAACAAATCAATTTTTATTAGATTTAAAAGATGGAAGTTCAAGAATAGGTTTACAGTTATATTTAAGTAATTCAATTTATTTTTATGTAAATAATAAAAGTTATTTCCATTCAAGCTCACCATCAATAAATCAATGGTATAATTTAGTATATGTTTTTAATGGCTCTGGTGGTACTAATGCAGATAAATTAAAAATGTATTTAAATGGTGTAGAATTAACAGGTGGTACATATTCAGGAACTATTGACTCTGCAATAGGAGCATTTACTTCTTCAATGACTTCAAATATTGGTAGAATACCATCAACATCTTATTTTAATGGCAAGATAGATGAAGTAGCCATTTGGAATGCAGCACTTTCTTCAGATGCAGTTCAGGAGATTTACAACGCTACTTACAACAACACAGGCAAGGTATTAGATTTAAACACAGATTCAGGAAACTACAATGCTAGTTCTAACCTAGTATATTTTAACAGATTAGGAGATTAAATTATGAGTACAAAATACATAGCATCAAACTGGAGATTACCAAACCAAGCAGGAGTAGATTCTTATTTAAATGATAACTATGGGCTAACCTTTAGTGTAAATGAATATATAGATGCAGGTAATTCTTTAGATATTGTTACCTCTAACCATTCATTCAGCATATGGCTTAAAACCACAACAGTATCTAATCAGGTAGTAACTGAAAAAGGCACAAATGCTGAATTAGCCCTACAGTTTGGCGGTGGTGCTGACGCTGGTAAAATATTTTGGTTAAGTCCATCTACAAAGATTGATGAAACAATTAATGATGGCACTTGGCATAATATTATCTGTGTTGCTGATGGTAGTGTTTCAAGAATGTATTTAGATGGAGTGTTAAAAACTATTGGAGGTAATAAAATAAAAGGAACAGCAAATTCAAGCAATTTGAACATAGGAAGTAGGGCTGGCTCGTTTGCTTTTTCAGGTTCTATTAGTGAATTAACATTTTTTGATTATGCGCTTTCAGATGGTGGTGTTTCATTAGGAGAAACAGCAGGGGGACAAATAAGCACTTTATATGGTAGTAGTTCATTAGGTGCAGGGAATCCTATGGCTTTAAAACCTGCTCCTGTAGCCTTTTACCCTTTAGGAGACAATAGTTCAGGAAATCCACTTACACAACCAAATGAAGCGGTAGAAGATGCAAGTGTTTTTGATTTTGATGCTGCAAGTAATAATTATATAGATTGTGGTACAAGTTCAAGTTTTGGAATTAATGACAAATTAACTATTTCAGCTTGGATTTTTGTAACTACTGGTGGCTTATATCAAGGAATAGTAGGAGGTACTATAACAAATTATCTATTTTATACAGATAATTCAGCTATACCTAAATTAAGATTTTGGGATGGAAGTGGAGTTTCAAGTACAGGAACTGTTAGTTTAAACACTTGGCATCACGTAGCTGTAACAGTTGATAGTGGAGTAACAAATGGACTTACATTTTATATAGATGGAGTTCCTTCTGGAACAGGAACTAAAACAATAATAACTAATAATGACAATTTAACTATTGGTAGCACTCTTAATGGCAATTTTTTAAATGGAAAACTTTCGAATGTTCAAATATGGAGTGCAGAACTTTCATCTTCAGAAATAGAAACACTATATAATTCAGGAGTACCACTAACAGGCACACAACCACAAGCAAGTAATTTAAAAGCTTGGTATAAGTTAGACCAATCAGCAAACTGGGAAGCAGATAGTTCAGGAGCTTGGCAAATACCTGATGCAGTTTCAGCATATCCACAGAGTTTTAATTTTGTAGATGATAAAATTGAAATACAAAATATAGGAAACTTATTTAGTGGTATTACAAATTTTAGTTTTTCTGGATGGTTTAATTTAACTTCCTTTGGTAGTCAGCAAGTTTTTAACATTTTAGAAGGTAATAATTCAAGATTTGGAATTAATACATTTAACAATCAATTAAGATTTAATATATATCCTGGGGTTGCTTATATTGCTAATTTACAAAATATAACAAGTGTAAATCAATGGTTTCATTACGCAGGTGTTTTTAATGGGGCTGGAGCTTCTGACACTGATAGATTAAAATTATATATTAATGGGCAACCACAAACAGTAATATATTATACTACTACACCAAATTCGTTTCCAACATTACTTTCAACTGCTGATATTTCTATAGGAGGTGCATTAAGTCCGTTTAACGGAATGACTGGAAAATCAAGTAATATACAATTATGGAATACAACACTTTCAGAACCAGAAATAGAAACTATTTACAACAATGGAGTTCCCCTGACAACTGCTATAGCCACTGATAACCTAAAAGCGTGGTATAAACTTGATAACACAGCAACATTCTCAACTAATTGGAGCATACCAGATGCATCAGGAAATGGCAACACAGGTACAAGTTCAGGAATGACAGAACAAAATTTAGTAAACAATAATGTTTCTGCATTAAATGGTGAGAGTTCAGGAATGACATCAGCTAATTTAGTTTTAACTGATCTAACGAGAAACCTACCTTATGATAGTTACAGTTTTAATTTTGATGCTGCAAGTAGTGATTATATAAATTGTGGAACAAGTTCAGATTTAGAAATTACAGGTGATTTAACACTATCAGCTTGGGTTTATTTAGAAACAGGAGGAGCATATCAAGGTATAATTTCAAAAAGAGATTCTGCAAACCCAAATTATCAATTATATACTGATAATTCAGCTACTCCTAAATTAAGGTTCTACGCTGGTACTGCTGGAGGTAGTCCAACCTCAAGCACTGGAACTGTAAGTTTAAACGCTTGGCATCATATTGCAATAACAGTTGAAAGTGGGGTAACTAATGGAAGTGTTTTTTATATAGATGGAGTTAATTCAGGTACTGCTACTTTTACAATTAATGAAGATGATGCTGATTTATTGTTAGGGTCTCTTAGTTCATCAAGTGGTTTTCTTAGTGGTAAATTAAGCAACGTATCAATATTTAATGAAGCACTAACATCTACAGAGGTTCTAAAACTATATGCAAATGGTATGCCTCAAGATTTAAGTAGTTTTACACCTGCACCAGTAGCTTGGTGGACTTTAGGTAGCAATAGCTTCTTTAACGGTTCTAATTTTATCTGTAAAGATTTAATAGGAAGTAATGATGGCACAAGCGTAAATGCAGGAGTAGATGCGCTTGTAGGCAACACACCACGATCAGAAGCAAATGGAACAGGCACTAATATGGACATACCTACAAACTTAGAAGGACAAACAAAATATTCAAGTAACAATAGTTGGAGTATCAATATGAGCGAAAGTGCAAGAGTAGCAGATACACCATAAAATATAAACAAATGGCAACATATATAGAAATAGACATAAACGACACAAGCAAAGTAGATTTTTCACAGGTAAATACTACTAGCTCACAGACAATGAGAAGAAACTTAGCAAACACTAGGGCTATCATAGCATTTGACGTGGAGCCTAGTTTTATAACTAACGGTACATTGACACCCATTCAAACAATGGATCACTCTCAATGCCTTGCTTTATTAGCAGATAGTGACTGGACACCAGAAGAACCCGAATAGTGAAATATGTTACCAACATATTACAGAAGCCCAAGAAACGAAGAAAAGGAGTGCATAGTAAAAATGCAAGTAAAGGACAGGTAGGACACAAAAATTTATATCGTGGACAAGGTAAATAATTTAAGAATGGACGATCATACATTATTGATAGGCTTAATATCAGCTTTAGGGCTAAAGGAAATTTGGAATATTTGGAAGAAAAAAATTGACATAGGTGCTAAAAAAGAAGAACGCAAAGACAATGCTTATGCACAACAGATTGAAGTATTGACTAATAAAATTAATCAGCTAGAAACTAAAATCGAGCTACTTATAGAAGAAAATATTCAGCTAAGAATTAAAGTCGCTAAGATGAGCGAAAGGCTTATAAATACAGCCAAGAAAAGAGTACAAACTAGAAGAAAGAAAGATGAGTCGAGTAATTAAAGAAATACACATTCATTGCTCCGCTACTAAACAAGTTGTTAGTGCCGACACTATAAGAAGATGGCACACCTCAGAACCCCGTAACTGGTCAGACATAGGCTACCACTATGTGATCTCAAACCAAATAGAATTTGGTAGACCTGTTTCAAGAATGCCTGCTAGTGCTAGAGGCCATAATAAGCATGCCATTGCCATATGCTATTCGGGAGGTCTTAACCCTGTAACGGGTAAGCCAGAAGACACAAGGTCACCAAGACAAAAAGAATTGTTGCTTAAATTAATTAAGCAGCTTAAACATATATATCCAAATGCTATAATTCTTGGGCATCGAGATTTAAGCCCTGACAGAGATGGAGATTCAAAAGTAGAGAAGAGTGAGTGGCTTAAATCTTGTCCTTGTTTTCCAGCAGAGAAATGGGGTTTTGAATTAGGATTACAACCAAAGGGATATAAGCCAAGAAGTGAAGAAGCACAAAATTATTTAAAAGATGAAAAAGCTAAGAGAAACAAAGCTAGGAAAGCTTCTAAAGGATAAAGCTCCACAGGTATTTGATTTTGTAGGTGATATTTTGCCCGATTCTGGTGCACTTGGTATTGTTAAAAACCTTATTGACAAAGATGAAGCTATTGACCCTGAAACTAAAAAGCTATTACATCAACAATTAGTAGAAACCTACAAGCTAGAAGTAGAGGACAGGGACTCAGCTAGAAAAAGAGAAATAGAAATTACTAAAGCTGGTAAAACAGATTGGATGTTTATAGCTACTGGTGCTTCTGGCTTACTTGCTTTTTTATTTATTATTTATGCTGTTGTCTATGTCACCATCCCAGAACACAACGAAAAAACATTTTACACTTTAATAGGTCTTTGTGAAGGACTGATAGCGAGTATTTTTGCCTTCTATTTTGGGGCAAGGGTAAGAAGTAACGATTAAGAAAATGAAGCCTTATAATGAGCTGTATGCTGGAGACGGCAATCCTAAAGTGCGCCTAAATGAACAGGAGTACAACATTATCTATCAATATAGAGAAAAGAAAAAACCACAAGAAAAACGCATCTTAATAATAGGCGATCTGCATTGTCCTTTTGATTTAGAAGAATACTACGATCATTGCGTAGAAACGTATAGAAAATGGCATTGTAATCACGTAATATTTATAGGAGATATTATAGACAATCATTATTCTAGTTATCATGAAACTGATGCAGATGGGCTAGGGGGTGCTGATGAGTTAGACCTAGCTATAAAAAGGCTGAGTAGATATTATAAAGTATTTCCAAAAGCTGATGTAGTTATAGGCAATCATGATAGAATGGTAATGCGTAAGGCTCAAACTTCTTCTATTCCTACTAAATGGATCAAGTCCTATAAAGAAGTGTTAGAAGTACCAAAATGGAAATTTACAGAGCGTGTTGAGTATGATGGTGTACAATATATACATGGGGAAGCTGGAACAGCAAGAACCAAAAGCAAAGCAGATATGCAGTCAACTGTTCAAGGTCACTTACACACGCAGGCATATTGTGAGTTTACAGTAGGCAGAAACTTTAAAATTTTTGGAATGCAAGTGGGTTGTGGTATAGATTTTAGCTCTTATGCTATGGCTTATGCTAAGGCTGGTAAAAAGCCAGCTGTAGGATGTGGTGTAATTTTAGGCGGTAAAACAGCCATAAATTGCATGATGGACTTATAAAAAAAATGAGGTTGCTCAAGCCAGAACAACCCCAAATTTTAAAAAAAGTGAATTATGCCGTCTACTTTTATTATTTGGTAAAGATAAAAAAAATATCGAAACTGTACACAATAGAGTACACAATAAAAATAAAAAACACGTAACTATTTATAAATTAATAAGTTACGTGTTATAGTTGCAGAGAGGAAGGGATTATAACCTTTTTCCTCTAATTTCCTATTTCATTGCTATTTATGGTAAAAATACAGATTGATTTTTATTATAATTGTATCTAATTTCCGAAAAACAGGAAATTGAATACATAAAAACTGTACACAATACTGTACACATGTACTTCTTTTTAAACAAACCAAATAGTAAAACTTCAGCCATAAGACTAAGATATTATGTAAAATCTGAAAAACAAACCTTCGTCTATTCCACAGGAATATCAATCGAACCAAAGTATTGGAATAAAGATTCTAGGATGCCTAAAGCTAGGGCTGGTGCTACTGGAATAGAATTAAAACAAATCACTAATAAATTAAATAGAATAGTAGAGCAGCTTCATCTTTCTATTAATAATATAGAGCTTGAGAAAAAACAAGTTACTAGATCAGAGCTAAAAAAAAGATTAGATGCTAAGTTTAAACATGTAGTAGTTTCAGGAGACAGCTTAACTTATTTATTAGATCAGTACGTAGAAGAAAAGAAAACTATAGGCAAGTATCAAAGTAGAACCATTGAGAAGTATAGCGCACTTAAAAACAAGATAACGGCATACGAAAAAAAAACAGGGAATCAAATAGGGGGAATTAGGGCAACACAAATAAATAAATCTTTTTTAATTGATTTTATAAACTTTTTAAGAAAAGACTTTCAGTTAACAGACATCACACTAAATAGAAACCTAGGCTATTTAAAAACATTTATTAAATGGTGTAAGTATAACGGAATACAGATAGATGAAAGCTACAACCAGGTAAGTGTTAAGACTAGAGATGCAGACCACGTTTCACTTACATTAGATCAAGTAAATGCACTTGAAACATTGTCCTTAAATAAAACATTAGATAAGTACAGAGACTTATTTTTGATCGGTGTGTATTCTGGGCAGCGGTTTAGTGATTATAGCGTGTTTAAAAAAGCAGATGTATTAAACGGTAGAATAGTAAAGAGAGCTGAGAAAACAGATTACAAGTCCTATGTGCCTATATCTGATAAGCTAGCCGTGTTATTAGACAAATGGGAGTGGAGACTTCCAAAAGTTAGCAATCAGAAGTTTAATAAGAATATTAAAGAGGTGTGTAGGTTGGCTGGTTTTACAAATGAAATTACTAGGACTAAGTTT